TTATGGCATCTTTAAGCTCTGACTTTATTATGTGGATTCTTTTCTTCAATCCATTTAATAAAGTCAGAGCTTAAAGATGCCATAACCTCATCAACTCTTCCTGAATATTGTCCAACTACATATTGGTAGTTTCCAATTGGATCTGGTTTAGATAGAATCATATTAAAAACTTCCTCGTGATCAAATGTTATTTCGTTTATTTTGCTTTCTGTTAGGTCCTTTACTCCGTCTATTTGCCATCTTTGTATGGTATTAAGTGCAGATCTCATATCAGGAAAATACTTCTTTGTAAATAACTCCAGACTTCTGTCGTCGTGATTTATTTCCAGCAGATTAAGTATTTTAGAAACACGATCTTGCCATTGGTTCTTTATTTCGCTCTCCTCTTCCTTACTCATAGGATCAAAATCATAAACTTCAAATCTTGATCTAATAGCATCTGGGATTTTGCTTAAATAGTTACATGTAGCAACAAATCTTGTTGTTCTAGCATATTTCTCTATTGTGCCTCTTAAAGCTTTGTAGAACTGATCTGATGCGCCGTCGAACTCATCTAATACTACAATCTTAATTTGATTCTCCCCGTCTAGTATAGAAACGGTAGAACAAAAATCATGTACTTTGGTTCTAATTGTTTCGACAGAACTTTCATCAGAGACATTTATAAAAATGTAGGGATGATTCTTTATTAGAATTTTAGCCATACTAGTTTTACCCGATCCAGGAGAGCCAGCTAATAGGACATTTTGTTGAAGGCCACTTTCAAACGAGCCCTTTATTCTTTGTGGAAGGATCATATGTTTTAGTTCCTTCGGTCTTAATTTTTCTGTTAATAATTCTTGTATCATTTATTTTTATTAAAATTCTGTAATATCTTTTCAATCTCTATATCAACGATCTCTTTGGCTTTTCTTTTATACTCCTCTCTTATAATAGATTTCTGTTTTTCTGTTGCGGATCGGAGATTTAGTGACTTAAGATGCTGCCATTTAACATATGAGGATATTCTAAAAATCTGATATGATCTTAGCTGAGCTCTTTTTGCTTTGATAAGAAAATTAAATATTTTATCTTCCGTGGGATCTTTAATGTGCTTAATTGATCTGGGTATGCTTTCTAGATGGATTCTAGATGCTACATCATTGATATAGTCGCCGAATTTTTTATAGAAATCTTCGTGATTCTCTATTGTTTTTCTCCTACTTATTTCATTGCGAATATCCCTTAGAGATTTTATTTTTTCCTTATTTTTTTTGTTGTATTTAATTGAATATTGTTTTACGTATTTGAGATTTTTCAATCTCCACTCTTTAGATTTTTTCTTAGTGCACTCAACACACTTATGCGCCTCTTCTTTATAGATATAGAAATTGGTTTCTCCGTGAATCTCGCATTCGCCTTTTAAAAATTTTGTTACTCTAGTCCCCATGTATTAAATAAATTAAAACTATTTGCACAATCCATTCATATCATCTGCTGTATCCTTATCATTTCTTATCTCAATAAATCTTGGTAAGAATAAAGACCAATTATTGTTCTTGTCGTTAATGATAACGTTGTATTGTATAGCACAAACTTTACCTATTTGAGAATCTGGATTTTCGCTAAGATCTTTAAGATCTTGGTCTGTAAATCCTGCTCCTACTTTTACTTTAACTGTACCAGATGAATCCTCGCAATAGAAGCCACCAATAAACCCCTCTCTTTTACCCTCTCCTGGATACCATCCAGTAATAATTAAATCACAGTCATTTACTTCTTTAAGTTTAATCCAATTCTTAGACCTTTTACATTCATAAACATGATCCGGATTTTTAAGTATAACGCCTTCTCCTCCTTGAGCAACGATCTTGTTATAGTAAGCGTAGATGTCTTCTTTTTCTGAAGTCAAGAAAGAATCTGCAAGGGTAAGAGAAGATGTCTTATACGTCATAAAAACACCCTCTAATGTACTTCTTCTAACATCAAAAGGAATAATTCCCCTACCCCTTTTAAGTGTTTCTGCGTCTTCTAAATCGAATATATTGTAGATAAGGTCATCACCTATAGAATCTAAAGGTTTTCCTTTTAGCATTTGTGTGACTTTTCCAGAAACACTTTTTCTGTTTAAGTCCGTTAATTCGCCGTCAAAAAACCAATCACCATTGAGCCCTGAATTTTTAATGAGAATTAAACACTCATTGGCTATTTTTTCTAAATACTGGTTTGGTATTTCATTAAAAGCTCTGGTATAAAATTTAATCTCATTCCCAGACATGTATGCGATAACACGAACGCCGTCATATTTCTCTTCACAAACTATGGTTTCCCACTTTTTTATTTCGTCCTCGTCATCCTGAGCTAACATTAAACTTGGATCTGGAATAATCTCCTTATTGAATGCTTTGTTTATTAGTTTAGCACCTATACCTATGTTTAATCTTTTAGTTAATACCTTACCTAGTATTTTTTTCTCATCGTCAGAAAGATTATAGCAATTAACAATCTCAAATGCTTCTTCTCTTAATTTGTCATTTGCTGCTGGTGCTAAGAAAAGTTTTTCTGTAAGGGATTTAAATCTCTCGAATAAATCTCCATCTTCTAAATACGGAGCATCGTCCAGAATTGGAAGTTTGTGTAACTTAGTTGTTAGAAAAGGATCCAAAGCAACTTTAAGAAGATATTCTAATTCTTTAGAGTAGTTGTTTTTTATTAAATCCTGTTTTATTTTTTGCGACCCATTACCAGTGGCATTTTCTATCTCTAATAGAATACCAAGCTCTTTTTTCATACAATACTATTTTAGCTAATATAGAAATCCCTTTGCAATAATAAAAAGGATTTATTATTATACCAGATAAAATTAATAAGTTTTCGCGAAAAAATTAAATTGTCCCCATGTCTCCTCCAGCCTCTGCTTCACCTTCTGCTCCGGTTGCTCCAGCTTCTGCTCCAGCTTCTGCTCCAGTTGCTCCAGCTTCTGCTCCAGTTGCTCCAGCTTTGGCTTCCTCTTCCGCTTTTTTAACGTAAGATTTGTTTAGCTGTATATCTTCATATGACAAATCTAGCCATCTTTCAATCATAAAATCTTGGTCGAAATATTGTACCTCTTCTTCTTTTACTGTTTCTTTTATTTCTCCCATTGCTGTTATGAAATCGATCCTTTTGATTAGCTGTTCAATTTCTCTAGATTCGCCAAACATGTTGTCACTTTCGAATTTGACACCAATTTGACTCCTAAATTCCGAGTCATTTTTTAGTTCAGGAAATTCTAAACACATTTGTATCCATAAAGGCTTTACCATTATCTCTTGGAATATGGATCTAAGTCTAGTTATAAATTTAGCAAATCTAATTTCGTCTCTCTCTGCACCATCTGCTCCAGTTTTAAAAACGTTGTTAGAACCCACACCAAATCGTGATGAGAATCTATTGTAAGGTATTTTAGAATCCTGTCTTAATTTGTTATAGAAATAAACCACCGAATCCATTATATTAAGATTTGGTCCTTGTGCATTTAGAGTTTCTATTTTTACTGATTCTCCACCCTGTTGAGGAAATAAATAATTTTTATAGAATTGGAGATCAGGTCTACCATTGATTGCTAATTCACCCGATGATGTATCTAGCTTTATATCCTCCTTGTATACAGACATTAACTCTCCCAGTGTTTCTTTTGCCTTTTGAGGAGCTTTGCTACCAATAGGAACTGTCATTTTAATTCTATACTGGGCATTCATAACGTTCCATATAATTCTAGAATGCTCCATTATCTTTAATAAGTTATAAGATCTTATCAATCTTTCTGTATACGAAACTCTAGAAACCACGTTGGCTTTAGCGTATGAGATATAAATAATTTGTGCATCCAGAAGTTTTCTTTGTCTAGTTGTTTCTCCGTAGTACTGCCACCAGATAGTTTCTCTTGTTCCATCAGGTTTCTTTTCTATAGCGGGAGTTAAACTTACAGCATCTAATTCTTTAAATCCTACTATCTCTTTACCGTCATTGGAATAAATTATCTCAAAAGCTAAAAATCCTTCTACGACTAATTGTCTAAAGTATTGCCAACCCGTTAGTCCGTTTGCAAAATTGTGAAGAACGTATAACTTCCTGAAATTAGCTCTCATGGATTTTATAACGTCATCTTTCAAATCCATATTTATTAAAGCTGGGTGACAGAAAAAGTTTTTTTCATCATATACTATAGCCTCATCGCATATCGTATCTAGAATGTATTCTATTTCTGCATTAAGAGCAAAAGTTCTAAGAAAATCTCTTTTAACTGGGTAGTCCTTATCAAAATATGCTATGTATTTTCTGTTAGAAGTATCTTGTGCAGCTATACTATAAATAAAATCCTCATCAGATTCAGTAAAACCAAATCTTTCTCTCATAGCGGCTTCGGAAGCTCCTATCGCCATAGAGTCTTCTATGACCATATCTTTATATTCCATTCCGAAGGAACCTAGTCCACTGATCGTTTTTAATATCCTAGAGATATTCGGATTGATCTTTCCTAAATTATCTAAAAATCCTGCCATCTTCTATTTTATTAAATTGTCCCCATGTCTCCTCCTGCCTCTGCACCACCTTCGGCACCTGCCTCTGCACCTGCCTCTGCACCTGCCTCTGCACCACCTTCTGCACCAGTTGCACCTGCCTCTTCAGCTTTCTTTTTTTCCTCGGCAGCTTTTTCCTTAGCTTTTTTGTTGCCTATTATGTCCTGCCCCTTTACACCCAAATATCTATCTACCAAGAAATCCATATTAAAATACTTGGTACCGGCGGAGTTCATAAGAGCAGAAATTTTAATTACCTGGTCTTTCCTTGCCATTAAGACCTCCATTTCTTTGGCTTCTCTAAATATGTTTTCCTTGACGTAATCTAATCCAAATTCGGATTTAATTATATAGTCTTTCTTAAGAGCAGGGAAGTCTAAGCAGAATTGAACCCAAAGGGGCTTCATTAGGATTTCCTGATATATTGATCGTAATCTATTTACAAATTTAGCAAATCTTATTTCTTCTTGGTCTAATCCTTCTGCAGTAAAAGTAATAGTTCCCTCTGATCCAGATTCTTCTCTACCAAATCTAGTCGCTGGAATTTTAGAATCCATTCTTAGCTTATTCGCAAAGTATTTAAGAACTGTGGTATCCGAGAAAGCCGTTGCATCTCCTCCTCCAGGTAAAGGTTGTATATCTGGGGTTCCATTAGGTGACGAAGGCATTAAATAGTTTTTAAAGAATTGTATTTTAGGTCTCCCGTCTATACTTAATTCTCCGCTATCTGTATCTAATCTTATATCCTCTTTGTATATGGACATAAGTTCTCCTAGCGTTTGTTTTGCTTTTTGTGGAGATCTAGTACCAATAGGAACCGTCATAGCCATCCTGTAAGAAGAGTTCATTACGTTCCATATAATCCTAGTATGTTCCATTATACGAAGTAGATTAAATGATCTGATCATTCTTTCACAATAACTAACACGGGAAGAAGTACCTCCTCCTTTGGCGTAACTTATATAAATTATTTGTGAATCGTATAGTTTTCTGGTAAGTGCTGGGTTATCTGGGTACTGAATCCATATGTCAGTAAAAGATCCATCAGGCTGTGCCTCTACTGTGGGGATTAAAGACCAAGGATCTAATTCTTTAAAGCCAACTATGTTTTTTCCTTTTTTATCGAATACTATTTCGAAAGCTATTATACCGTCGACAAGAAATTTTCTAAATAAATGCCAGGCGGCTATATCCTGATTAAACCCAAATAGATTGTATATTTCTTTATATCTTTTCTGAACCTTCTCGTATGTTTCGTCATCGACATCATCGTGCTGCATAAAGGAGAAATATCCCCAGAAGTTCTTTTCGTCGTAAACAATAGCTTCGTCACATATAGTGTCAAGAATAAATTCTATCTCGGGGTTTTGTGCAAATCCCTGTAGATAGTGTCTTTTATTTTTGTAGTCCTTATCAAAATATGCTATGTACTGTTTAGTTGTTGTATCTGCTCTCCTTAAACCAAACAAGAAAGCCTCATCCTTAATACCACCTTTTTGTAGGAATTGTGCCTCCGATATACCTACTGCTTGTGAATTCTTAACAACTAAGTCTTCGTAGGCCATTCCGAAACTGCCCACTTTCTTTATGTTCTCTATAATAGAGCTGAAGAAAGATTTTTTTTCGTCTGTTAATCCAGCCATTAGACTTGTGAATTTTTATTATATATCTCAATAAGCTGGGTCCCTTCAATTGACTTAGTATCAAGATATACTATTCTAGTCCAATCTTCGAAAGGAATTTCCATAACATCTCTAACTTTTTTTAAATCCCAGGATCTATAGGAGTGCTTATATGGTATTCCTTTTAGTATATTTTCCATTATTTGATACTCAGTTCTGAGTGGTGATTGAT